GTTCCTTAACCCGACAACCTCCCCGCCTATGCTCTCCATGGTATCCGGTTCCGGCTCCTGAATCTGTTCCCCCTCTGCCGATCCCCTTACTTCCAGAACGTCCCTGATCGTCAGGATGAAACAATCGACGCCGGACTGCTGCCCGATCCTGATTGTGACCTTTACGCGAACCGCCGCCGCGCCGCCCGCCGTGAATGTGACTTCCCGTTCCGCGTCCGTCGTCTCCGGTCTGCCCTCTGTCAAATTGTGCATGATCTCTTTTCTGTCTGAATCTGCCGCCCCTAATAGATTGACGATCCGTTTCGTCCAGAAGTCCGTGATCGGAAGCGTCCGCTCTCTGATACTCCGATCGGCGATCTCTTTGATCTCCGTCTTGTTTGTTGTGATTGTCAGCATTGTTTGAACCTCCTTTTTCTTTCCCTGAATTTGCTTTATATCCTCGGCGGCTCCCTCAATCCCGAACCATTCGGGCGTATATGTAAAAACCGCCGTTGATATCGTTTACCCTGACTTCCGCGTCTATGAACTTATAACCGGGATATGATTTCTTGATCCTGCTTTCCAAAAACGCCCGGTCTTTCGCCATGCGCTCCGCTGTTCTTTTCCCGAACCGACAGACTGATTTCGTCACAATCGGCTTTTTAAGATTCTTTGACGCCCTCCATCGTTTCCGCCCTTTGGGATCCTTGCTGATATAATTCACGATCCCGGCGATATGTGTATCAGGATCCGGATCGATCCGGCGCGTCTGGTTCCTTTTCCCCTGCCCCCATACTTTTTCTAATTCGTCCCGGTTCACATCCCCCTGCATGATGACATGATGATGACAACGCGTCTTTTTCCCTTCCTCCTCCTGATACTCCGTCACACATATATATTTCACATTATCCAGTCCCGCCTTTTTCCGACGCCTGTTTATTCTCCTGATAAAATTCCCGAATATCCGAACGGCTTCATCCTGATCCGCCGGAAGGTGTGCTTCGTCATATGTGAACGTACACCATAGATCCCCTTCCCCGAAATTCGCACTGACTAAATTATTCAGATACCGCTTCGCCCGTTTGCTGTTCAGGTTTTTCTGTGCCGGGCGGCTTTCTTTCCCTCTCTTTGTCCGGGGCGCGTCTTTCCTGCTGCCGAATACCGGGTATATATCCGCTTCCAGTTGATCCCCTGCCTTTGTTGTCTTTGTCTGATATGCGATCCCCGTCCTGTTCTCTTTCAGGTAACGATCGATCTGATCCTGCTCCATATCCTCCAATGATTTTTTATATGATTCCTCAAAATCATAATCATCAATATATTTTTTTGATCCCATATTCCGCCCCCCCTGATACATTCAATATAAAAATGGTTGATATCTTAATACCCATTACAAGGACGGGAAGTCGCCCTGTCCCTCTGCCATTTTATCGAACGTCTGTTCCGTTTGTTGTGGCGTTATCTATATATGAAGAAAAGGCTTCCGCCCGTTCCAAAATTTCGACCGTGTATTCCGTTTCATAGATTCCTGAATCCCTCATGTTCCGCGCCCCTTTTTCGCCCGCGTTGTATGCCATAAGAACGAACGTCACGTCGCCTTCATACTTTGAAAACAGTTCTTTCAGAATGTGGACGCCCGCGCCGACGTTCTGTTCCAGATCGTACAGATCCGAAAAACCTAAATCAGACATACTTTCTGCGTTACAGTCGTTTATCTGCATATAGCCGGAATCCCCTGTCTGTGAACGCGCCGTCCTGTCAAAATCTGATTCGTGTTCTATAATTGCCATGACAAGCGGGAACGCGACGCCGTTTTTCTGACATATACCGAAAACAATTTCCTGATCCGCGTCTGTCATCGGAACAGGCAGCGGGACAAACTCGACGTCCCGATATGTGCGCGGCGTTTCGTCCGTTTCCGGGGCGATCGGCTCCGTCTGGATGACTTTTATCGGCTCCGGCGTTTCGTCCGTTTCCGGGGCGATTGCCGACCATGAAATAAACACAATCGTCACGACGCCCGCGACTGCAATTCCCGACAGAATCCCGCGCCGGATTCTCTTTATTTTCCTGATTCTTTTCCTTCTGTCCCTGATTCTATGTTTTGACATATTCCCCGCCCTTTGCTATAATGAGTATGGTTTGATTCTTTGGATCCCGGCGCTATGGCTCCCCGCCTTTCGCCGGGATCCTTTTATTCCTTTTTGAAATTGAACCCCGCCGGAACTACGGTAAAATGTCCTGCGATCGGATTCACGGCTTTGTCGTCTATGTAAAAATCCGCGTTTATTTTCCGCGTGTCGCCGCCGTACAGTTCGATCAATTCCGGTAAATTTTCGTTTACGAATTCAAATTCCAGTCCATGATCCCGGCAATACTCCACCGCGACCGCCAGATCGTCCCCTGTCCTGCAAGTGTTCAGGATCAGACGCGCCCCGCGTTGCTGTTCTTCTTTCAGGAACCGGAACAGATTTTCGTTCGGTTCCCCGACGCCGGGAAATCTCCCGAATGATAATGTCCCGTCAAAATCAACTGCATAAATCACATTCTTGTTTAAGTCCATGCTCTGCCTCTTTCTGCCGATTGATAACGCCCGTCATAATATGTAATTTTAGCGGTGGAAGGCTCTTTATTGCGTCCCGTAAATCCTGATCCGTCCGGATCCCGATTTTCAGAAGTTCCGCCCTTAAATTTTCAACTTGTTTTTCCATGCCCTCGCCCTCTTTAGAATCCACTGTCTGTTCTTTTTAGCGGTTCCGACTGTATGATCCCGTGTCTTGTGACTGCTGCCAATCTGACCGACCTTCCGGCGATCTGAATCGCCGCCCGGTATATTTCAGTCAAACAGGCGTGTATCGTTTCCGGATCCTGATCGGAACCGTCGCCATATATCCAGACGTCCTGCATTTCAACAAATATCCTTTTCAATTCGTTCAGGATCCCTTCCGCCGTTTCCGATATTGTGTCCGCTGCGCTGTCCGCCTGAATAATATCCGCGTTTATATCTGACAATTCTATTTCTAATAATTTGTAAATTCCCGCCATTGTCGCGGCGTTAGGTTCCTGCTTCATGTTATCCGCCTGTCCTTTCATCGAATATAAATGTCGTAATACAGAAATAGCGTCAGATCCTCGAATTCGTACATCCGCGTGATCTCCGGCTCATACGGCGGAAGTAACCCGCGTTCCTTGAATTTTTTATGACGGATTTCTGTATGTGCGACCATGCGGACGACTTCGGGATCCTGCGCCAGAAATTCCGTCGCGCCGTCCTCATACTGAACAGATCTCATATACCCGCAATATAGGATCTGGACGTCCGGATCAAATTGTGGTTCCCGGTTCCCGTGTTCCCCTTTGATGATCCGGATCCTGTCCGCCGGTGCTATGACCTTTAACTGTTCCGATAATTTCATTGTGGCTTGATCCTTTCTTTTTTCGCTTACCGCGCCGGATCCTGATAAATATAAATGTGCATTATGTAACGCCCCTGCGCTGCGCCTGTTTCCCGCTCTACCTCCGGCGATATGTGTTTGATTGTCGCGCCTTTCCCGGCATACTCCCGAAACGCCTTGACCGCCGTTCCCTTGAACGCCGTTATCTCGTCAGGATTTACGAAATTTCCCGTCGGCGTCAGTGTTTCGTCCATGATCCGGACGATCTGTCCCGGCGATATGACCGTCAGTAATGATTCCAGTTTTACGACCTGTTTTTCCATGTCCTCATTCTCCCTTCTGTTCCATAAAATCAAATATTGATATCTGCGCCGTTTCCCGCTCATACCGGGCGGCGGCTTCTTTGTAATATTCCCGGTGTAGTTCAAAACCCACGAACTGCAGTCCTGCCCTGTGCGCTGCTATCAGTGACGACGCGGATCCGACGTGTGTATCTATAATCTTTTGCCCGCGCTGCGTATAATTTGCAAATATCCATTCGTAAAGGGCGACAGGCTTTTGTGTCGGATGTATGCGGATTTCCTTTTCCTTCATGTTTCCCTGCCGCATACCCGCCCATGTGAACCGGAATATCCGAACGGCGGATTGAAACGACGTGAAGGCAAGTTCCCCGTCCGCGAAATCGTTCTGTCCGTTCTGTTTGTCCCATACGATCCAACACGGGGACGACACGCCGCCGAACCCCGCGACGATATTATCCATAAAGTGATTCGCGCCGAATATAATCTGATTCTTTGATATCCGTTTCAGTTGCGCGAAATATTCAGGATCCGGGGCGGCTGTGTCGCTGCCCGCGTATTCTTTGTATGATTTTGATGCCGCCAGTTTCGACCGGGACGCGTTGTCTTTGCTGAAAACCTTTATCCCATACGGCGGATCCACGACCGCCAGATCGAAATAATCGTCCGGAAACTCCGGCAGGGCGACGTTGCAGTCCATATTGTAAAATCCGAAGTCTAACATAGTCCCCACCTTGCGCCGCCGCTACCGGGCGGCGCGATTCCTGATTATTTGATGACGAATAGCGGGGCGACGCCGCCGTCGGCGGACGCGGAGTAGGTGGTGCTGTTGCCGTAGTAGCGGAAACAGCAAAAGCGCGTCGAATTCGCGGCTGACGGATCGGCAGTCCAGCACCACACAGGATCCCCGTCGTCAT